TATCAATGCTCTCCCAACGTGTATACCTAAGTCTGTCTTTATAATCTGTACTCCTTGGTGGAACATTAGGCACACTGCCACTACCAGTGTTGAACCCAAGTATCTCGTATGCGATACCAGTTCTATCAACACATTCAGCAATCGCCATTGCACATTGTTGAGCGACAAACACTTTCTCGCCACTCATAGAACCACTCAAGTCAACAAGCATGGTCAACGCAGTATCCATCTCACGTCTATCAGACTTCATCTTGAATACATTTGGCTTGCCATTGAAAGCAGACGGAAACCTGCGACTATCCAATCGTCCGTCCTCCTTGCCAAAGTCCCAATCTCTCTGCGACTTAGCGAACAATGCTCTCTCGATGGAACGTCTCATCATATTCACATCGCCTTGCATCATGGTTAAGTGCCTATCATATTGAGATGCCTTGCCCTCTTTCAATCTCAAGTGACCATACGCATTTCTGTACTTGTTAGGAGCATCAGTTCTGTGATGCCATTTGTCGTGAGCAGTACTCTGTGCTGAGTATGCCTTGCCACTACGCAAGTCTTTGTGGTCTGCTGAGTTCTGCCTACCAATCTCCTTGACAATCTCCTTGTACTCGAAGTCCTCATACACATCGTCTTCCTGAACTTCTTCAGGAACTTCCGAACACTCAGAACCACCTTGTCTGTGTGTGAACCTCTCTCTCTGTTCACCACTGCCTTTGTTCTCGTCTCCGTCTGTGGGTTTGGATACTTCAGCACCATCGCCTGGCTCATTGCCTTTCTTGCCAGGTGTTTTTCCTACTGATACGTCTGTTGGTTTAGGCGTCTCCTTCTTTGGCTCTTCCTCACGTATCTCTTTCTCAATCTTCTTGGCAAGTGCAATCACGTCTTTGGTGTTCTTGCAATCGTCAATCTTCTTAGTCCATCGCTCAATCTTCTTTCGAACATGAGGCTTTAACAAGTCCAAGCATATGTCTGCACCATTGTTGCCATAGTGTTTGCGACCCTCCCATGTGATTGCAACTGGTGTAATGAACGTGAGATTATCCAATGCCTCTTTCTCAAAGCCAGTTCCTATGGACTCAAGGAAGCCATCGTTGACACAACCAGACGTAGCAACAAGGTTCTCTTTCGAACCTGCATACTCGTCTATCACTTTCTTCTCCAAGTAAATGTCCTCGATAGCATTCTGTAAGTTCAAGAGCAACTTGTTGCCCTCGTTCTCCTTGCCAAACTTGTTGAGTGCTTTGAAGTCTGTGTGTCGAATGTGACCACTCTCATGGTCAACATATCCACGCATGATTGCTTGGTCATTTTTGCTGATGTCCTTCTCGAAGTCCATCGCTGGCAGTACGATAGTCGAGCCGTTAGTCATGGCTTCTTCGCCTTGGAACTCAACTGTTACGTCTTCTTTCCTACCAAATACTGATGAGGTCTTGCGAACCTCGTGTTGAAATAAATCTGATTTCATTATTTTGCCTCCAAGTTTATGTTTTTGATTATGGTGAGTACGTCTTTGGCAATCTCTTTCCTACCATTATCATACGCATTGGCAGTAGTTCTCTTGTCGCCATCAACTTCTTTCATTAACTCAGTAGTGCATAGTGCTACAATTCTCATAATGCCTGTCACTACTTCTTCGTTAAACGATTTTGCATCAATGTGTTTGTTCATATTGTCCTCCTTATGAAAATATTCTGTTTACGATACCTTTGAGTACGGCTCTGTCTTGTTGCGTACATCTGTCAAGTATCACGGCTTCAAGTGCTTCATTCACGGCATCTTTGTCATTAAACAACGTGCAGAAGTTCACTATTGTATCGCCAAGAGATAGCATACCACGTGGCGATATTGGCTGAAGCACTTTCGATGTGGTAAATGCTTCAAGATGTTCACCAACGTACTGATTGAGTTGGTCACGTTGATTGTCTTTCAACAACGGAACTTTGCTCTTGAGCAAATCATCACGTTGCTTTTTGTCAAGGTATGGTACGTTGACCCATATGGTAAATCTGTCAATCATCGCCATACTCTGTGGTCTTGCACCTTGATACATACCATATTCATCGCCTTGACCTACTGTGTTACCAGTTGCGACCATTCTGAACTGTGGGTGTGGTTGAACTACACGTCCACCATCTTCCGTTAGCATCAATCCGTTGCCTTCGAATGCTCTCTGCATCACGTAAGCAACGTCTGGTCTGATGAAGTCAATCTCGTCAAAGCAACCAACACATGGTGTCGTCATCATCTTTGGCAAGATACCCTCAACGAACTTGGACTCCGTAGCACCACTCGAACCAGTGGTCAGCACGTCTCTGCCAAGTAAGTCCATACGTGTAACCTCACTGTCGAAGTTCACTCTCATAAATGGTGTCGATGTGTAAGCACAAACTTGCTCGATGAAAGTCGTCTTACCACTACCAGTATGACCATGTAGATACACACGTTGGTTGGTGTTCAATGCATACAGAACTCTCAACAAACTCGATGGTCTGAAGATGTATCCACTGTCAATCGCAGGAACGTAAGGGTGTGGTTTATCCCATTCCCATGTGAGAATGTCGAAGTCGAACATCTTTTTGCTCGCACTTGGTATTGTGAATACCTCATGTGCTTTCTTCGTTACTTGCTTACCACTTGGTATCTCACCACTTGCCTCGACTTTGCTAGGTGCAATCGCAGTACTCGCTGACATGATTCTCAGCTTTTTCTCCATGTCTGCAAGTTCCTCTGCTTGAACGTCTACCTTGCTCATCATGTCATCATATTCGTTAGACAGTTTCTCGATGTCGTCTAGTCCGATTGTCTTCAACGTCATGTTCACAAGGTTGAGGCTATCTTTGCTTGCACTCTTCACCTTTGAAACAAGAGACGCCTTACCACTCGCCATCTTTGGCTCAGTTTTCAACCCAATAGGTGAGTGCATTTGTGCAAGATTGTACACAACGTGAGAACATATGCCATGAAACGGAACGTCTCTGTCGTTGAGTTTGTCTTCCGTCTCTTTCCAATTTGGGTGTTTGAGGTTGTACTCAGTTGCAATCAATGGCTCGTTTTCCATGAGGTCGTGAAGACCTTGTGCCTTGATATCGAACATTGGAACTTCCCACGTCTCGGCAAAGTTCTTCAACACTTGAACGAGTGCAGTAGTGATGTCGTCTGTGTCGACCTCCATATCTGTCATAAGGCAAACTTTCGACATGATGTCCAACAATGCATTAGCACCTAGAGTGTTGGCATCAAACTCGTCAAGGTCTTGTGCGTCTCTGTCTCGCCATGTAGGTAATTTCTCGCTAGATGCAGTTGCAATCCACTCGGTTCTCTGTTTGTGCAACTCGTCTGACACCTCTTTGTGTCTGCCAAAGTCGTAGCCACTCTTGCTTGAGTTTGAGTAGCCATAGCGAAATGGGTCAAGTATCGCATCGAGTACGTTACTAGCACCAAATTCGCTGAAGATGATGTCGTACAACGCAGGAATAGAACAAGACATGATGACACCACTCACAGTTGGCTTGTAGCTTGGCATTTTCAATGCGTTAGTGGAACGTCTCTGAATGTCTGCAATGTCGACATCGTTATCTGCAACGTGATGTGCAAGTATTGGCGAAGCCATGCTACGTAATTTACTACGCATCTTGCCGTAGTCCATAGCCATGATTTCCTTTAGTTCTGCTCGTATGTGAGCAACTCTCTTTTCATCAATCATAAGTCCTCCTTGTGTGTAATGATGATTGTAATACATGAATGACAGTTTGTCAACCCCCTATTGTGTCAATAGTTGGTCAACAAATTCTGTCACTCTATAATAAAGTCCTTCGGACTATCGTGGGTGTGTGTCTGTGCGTTAGTTTAACCAATGAGGTTTTCTACTGTGTTTCCATCTCGCAAAGGAGAGTTTGTCTAGTCTGTAGAAGTCTCTGTACGCATTGATAGGATAGTCCTCGTCAGTCTTGATGGACTCGTAGTGTTGTCCAAAGCATTGAGGGTGCTTTGTAATCTTGCCCTTTGGAATGTGATGTATTCCTTGTAAGATTGCATGAAACGGCTTTCTTGCTCCGTGCATTCTTCGGTATCGCACCTTGTATTCTAACAACATACACCAGTACAACGTGAAAGCGAACTTGAAGTTGTCTCGTGTTTCCATGCACCACAAGGTGCATGGGTGTTTCTGATGTACTGGTTTGTACAAGTTGTTTTCAAAGGCGAACTCTGCGTTGTGATGCCACAATGCCGTGCAAAGCATCTGTGCCTCTTCGAGTGGCATCTTCACAATGTGTTGGTCGCATAGTGATTTGGCTATGCTTTGTGGGTTGCGTTCAATGAGAAATCGGTTCATGTGTTGCTACCTTTCTTCCACTTGTCGAACACACCCTTGATGATGTTGTCGTTGTTCTCGATAGCTTTCTTGATTTCGTCATCGCTCATTTCTTGTGTGAACATGACACCACTCGACTCTTCTGGCACGTCAAACACCTCGTCTGTTATGTCAGACGTGAAGTCGGTCTGTTGTGCAGTGATGTCGTTCATCAAGTCTTCGTGAGCATCTGTCTCGCTATCGGCTTCGATTACTGTCGAGTACGTTGTTGTCCTCGTCCATTCAAATGTGTACTTTGGCATATTTACCTCCATGTGCCTGTTGTTGTTTCGTAGGGAATGAAAACGCATGGCATCGTCTCCCACGTGCCATCGTTGTAGTATGTCTTCGAACCACAACCCACCATGAACTCGATGAACACGAGCATTATGAGATGAATTGCAATTACGAACATGATAAAAATGCCTATGGCTTTGAGTTTTTCGAGTAACATATTATCGTCTCCTCGTGTTGCGTTGTTGTTGTCTACGTTCTAAAAGCCTAGCTTGTTTTTCGGCACGTTTCAACATGATTACGTTGTTGTCGTTCGTTGCTCGTGTTATCAAGCGTTGTAGTCTGTGTTGTTGTCGCATAATTTACCTCCATGCGTATATGTGAAAAAAAACAAAAAAAAAGCAGAGACGCATTATGCGTCTCTGCGTTTGTGTTACTCAGCCTCAGCCATGAAGCGTTGCACGATGTCCACCAACTGAGCCTTGCTCAGTTTTGCGATACCTTGAGGAGCAACGGAAGCCTTCGGCTTTGCTTTCGCAATCGGCTTTGCCTTAGCAAAGTACACGTTCGTGTCACCGAGACTGCCCTTCGCAAGGTCAGCACCGACCTTCGTCCATCGTGCGATGAAGCCCTTCGAAGTGGGCTTCGATTTGGCGACCATGAACTCAGCGTACGCCATTGCTTCAGCAATGGTACACGAGTTGGCGTTGACCATCTCGGTGAGGGACTTCAACGAAGTCCCACGTGCGATGTTGCCTGTTGCGAAAGTGTCGAAGTCGATTTGTGCGTCTGCACGTTTCTTTGATTGTGCCATGATGATTCTCCCATTTGGCTTGTTGAAATCACCAACTATAAAGTCCTTCGGAGTATGCACGTGTCTGCCTGTGTGTTGGAGCTAAGTCGTTGTTTTGATTGACTTTGCGTTTTGCGAAGGTATTGTTTAGGCGTGTATACGTGATTGTTCTAAAACGTGCAGACACGCATATACGAGGAAAATCCCCTTTTTTAGGGGATAAAAACGTAACAAATTCAACGCTTTAGCGTTACCTGCGTCATGTATGTGTCATGTATGTGTATGCAGACGAGGTAAGGGGGGGGTATGCCATCGATTCGGTTTTGGAAATTTGGAGAGTCACCTCCCCACCCCCACAACTTATCGGAGTAATTATTGAAAATGTCTGAAAACGTGGTACAAATAACTTGTAAGACATGTGCAAAGAAGTTTAATACTAGGAAATCACATGAATTTCGTAGAAAGTTCTGTTCACATGAGTGTAGAAAACTAGAAAAAGAAGTAAAGAAAATGAAAGCAGTAGCAAAGAAAGTAGATGAAGTTAAATTAAGTCCTGCTATGTCTGCAAACATACGTGGCGAGATAGCTTCATACGTCAAAGACCAAATAAATCTTGCACATACAGTAGTATTAGGTCATACAGAATGGAATCCTACCCAAGCCAGAGTGTTTGGAATGCTATTAAACAAGGTAGTGCCAGACTTAAATGCCAATTTCGTACAGCATGAAGTCAATATGAAGCAACTGACAGACCTATCTAGGGAAGAACTAGAGAAAATCGCACAGGGTGTGTCGGAAATAGAAGTACAAGGAGAAGTAATTGAAGATAACAAATAAACAGAAAGACGCAAAGCCCTCTAATATAACTTTACAAGAGCTAGGCAAGGCAATGTCACAAATAGATTTAACTTCTGTGCCACCAGAAAAAGTTAAACACGCAGTATTTGACCAGTTCATGCGTATAATGGAAGACACAGTACAGTGTGGCAAGACAGCATACGAGATAAAGCAAAGCAGAAGGCTAAGAAAAAGACTTGGCTAAACTATCTCAGGCAGAAGTTGCCAAGTATCTACTCAAACTAAAAGACTCACAGGAATCTTTCCTTGGATTTGTACGTTTACAATACCCAGATTGGGAACTTGCAGACTTTCAGATAGAATTAATCAACACATTAGACAAATTAGAGAAGGGGATTCTTGGCAAGAACAATTTATTAATAACTATGCCACCACGTCATGCCAAATCTACCTTTGGCACTGTCCTATTTCCATCATATTACATGGCTAAGAAGCCAAACAGGTTTACAATGTCCTGTTCATACAACACACAACTGTCCACAGACTTTGGTAGACAGATACGTGGGGTGGTAGAGCAGAAAAATATGCAACAAGCTTTCAAAGATTTCCACCTATCAAAGGATAGCCGTGCCGCAGACGTATGGCGTACCGAAAGTGGTGGCGCATACTTCGCTGTAGGTATAGGTGGTACAACATCTGGACGTCCTGCCAATTTATTAATAGTCGATGACCCAATCAAATCTCGTGAAGAAGCAGAATCCATGACCCAACGTAACAAGACATGGAACTACTACACATCAGCACTGGCTACACGTCTTCAACCAGAAAGTGATGGGACTCCTCCACGCCAGATAGTAATTTTAACACGTTGGCATGTGGACGACCTTGCAGGTCGCCTCATGCAGACCGAAGATTGGCAAGAAGGTAGATGGGAACACGTCAATTTTCCTGCAATAAAAGAAGTAACATCAGGTAAAATGAGCAGAAGAATGCTACCAGAAGACGACCCTAACTATCTAACTTCAGAACAGTATTCTAAAGTATCTCCTGCAAAAAGAAACATATCAACAACAAAACAAGAACCATTGTGGGGAGAAAGATTTCCGTTAGACGAACTCAAAAGACGTGAACGCCTCAACCCACGTGAGTTTGCAAGCCTATACCAACAGATGCCATACGTAGAAGGTGGTAACTTAATCAAAACAGAGTGGTGGCAAAAGTTTCCAGAAGGTCTAACCCCAGAGAACTTCACAACCTTAGTCATTGGCGTAGACACAGCTTTTAAAAAGACAGAGACAGCAGACTATTCAGCAGCAGTAGTGGCAGGCATGGACAGAAACGGAGACATGTACATAATAGAAATAGTCCGTGGCAAATATGATTTCCCAGAACTCAAGCAACGCCTTATACGCCTCAACAATAAGTGGAGAGGCAAAGGATTACGTGGCATATACATAGAAGACAAAGCATCTGGTCAGTCAATCATACAGGAACTCAAACGAGAGAGTGGCATATCAATCATTCCGTACAAAGTCGTACACGACAAAGTAGCAAGAGTGAATGCTATCCTTCCTCTCATAGAGGGAGGAAGAGTATACCTTCCACAGACAGCAGATTGGCTAGACTCATTCATAGACGAGACAGTTCAGTTCCCATCTTCCAACCATGACGACCAAGTAGACGCCATGACAATAGCACTCGACACATTATCCAGAACTCATGTAGGTTCTGAAGCATGGGAACTGCAAGGAAGCATGACATCACTCAACGATGTTTCACGTGAAACATTAGGAAAGTCACTTATGGACACAGCATCAAAGTTAAAATCCAAATGGACAGGTTGGGGGTTGCCGTCTAACTAATAGGACGACAAATTAAAACTAAAAGGAGTATTCTTTCGAAATGGCTGAAAATACAAAAACATACGCAAGTGCAGACTACGTTCCTCCACATAACGAAGGCGTGATAGTTGACCTATCAGAATTTGCAGAACGTATTGTAGCATATGACGACATCTCTTCTGACCTAACCGAAGAACAGGAAAGAAAGATTGTAGACTACGTAAAGTCAATGACTGATATGTCCTACAACAAAATCAGAAACAGATACGACCATTGGAAAGAAGCAGACAGGGCGCATGACGTTTACGTAAAACCCAACACAACAGACTTCAGAGAAAAGGCAGTTATCGCAGACACTCGTGCAATAGCAGATACAGTACTAACATACCTCATGGCAGCACTGGGTGGACGTAACCCAATGTTCCAACTTGAAGGTTTAAACAGAAAGTCTCGACAAGCATCTCTCATACTAGAACGTGTCCTTCACCAACAGATGAGACGTACAGCAGGCGAAGCACGTCTAGCACAAATGCTTCTCGACAGCATACGTTATGGATTTGCACCAACAAAGATAGTATGGAATGCAAAGGACAACCAAAATCAAATAATAAACTTTGACCCACGCAGAGTATTCCCAGACCCACGTGTCAACTTTGGCGATTGGGAGAACATGCAGTTCGTAGTATTTGCAGACTACGTATCATACAACTCAATACTCTACAGTGGCTTATACCCAAAGCTACGTAAGTTCCCAGAACTACGTAAGAAAATGTCACCACCAAGAAACGCATGGAACGCACACCACTGGCACAAGGAACAGGGCAGAGGACTTTCAATCGACCCTGCGACAGCCAACCAACGTGAGAGAAAAGACCACGCATACTTCACTCTTGGTGATGCACGTGTAATTGACGAAGCTTGGGTACGTCTATCTGGACATGAGATAGGAATACCAACCATAGACCAAATCTATTTAGTCATAACAATCCTAGACGAGAACGTAGTCATACGTTTCCAACTAAACCCATACGGCAGACAGATGCCTGTAGTCATTGGTGGTCTTTACCAAGACTCACACAAAACATATGGACAGTCTCTCTACGATTTAATTTTACCTATGCACGATATAGCAACCTACTTATTGCGTAGCCGTATCGACAACATATCAGCAGCCCTTAACAATCTTATATTCGTTGACCCTACACAAGTGTCTGTACCAGACCTTGTGGACAGAAATCCTTGGGGTGTCGTCCGAACTCTACCAGGCTCTAAGCCAGGTGATGGCGTATTTATAGCACAAGTTCCAGACGTAACACGTGGACAC